CTAAGGATCATTTGCAGCCTATAAGCGCGGGTGGAAAAACCTGCATAGAGAATATAGTGCCGGCGTGTAGTTCGTGTAACAGTTCTAAAGGTGCTGAGGATTTCAAAGAATGGTTCATGCGTCAACCATTCTTTAGCCAAGAGCGTCTGAATCGTATATTCAAATGGCGCACGATGAGGCAGGCAAGTAAGGAGGAGGTGATGCTGTAATATGGGTATAGACTTAACAAACGTAGATTTAGGTACCTTACAGAGTATCCTTACGCCGCGTTTAACAAAGTATATCCCATATGACTGACCCAACTCCGAAACAACGCGCGTTCTTACTTATGAATAATACCAAAGAGATTCTATATGGCGGAGCATGCGGCGGAGGTAAATCGGTCGCGCTGCTAATGGGAGCCTTACAGTTTGTAGATATACCAGGATACTCGGCTATCTTATTTCGTAGGACATATGCCGACCTTGCATTACCTGGTGCGTTAATTGATCTATCAAAACAATGGCTAATGCCATTTGTAGAAACTAAAGAAGTTAAGTGGTCTGAGAAAGAAAAGCAATATGTGTTTCCATCAGGTGCAACGTTAAACTTTGGTTATCTGGAGTCTCCTAATGATTGTTATAGGTACCAGGGAGCTGAATTCCAGTATATTGGTATGGATGAGGTAACGCATATTGATCCAGCTAACTATAGGTACTTGTTTTCTCGTTTGCGTAAGCCAAAGTCATTGCAAGTACCATTGCGTTTTAGGGCCTCAGCAAACCCTGGCGGACAGTTTGGAGAGTATTACTATCAGAGATTCTTTGTAGAGGGACCGGAGAAGGGGCGCATATTCATTCCAGCTGGCTTAGATGACAACCCATACCTTGATGCTGAAGCGTATAAAGAATCGCTTAATGAGCTTGATCCTGTTGAACGTGAAAGATTACTTAATGGTAACTGGGAGATTAAATCACAAGGTGACATGTTCAGTAGACATTGGTTTGTAATAGTCCCAGCAACAGACATACCTAAGGAGGCTCGTTCTGTTAGATTTTGGGATATGGCTTCAACAGACCCTTCAAGGCGTAAGGGTAAAAATAAGCGCGAACCCGACTGGACTGTTGGTTTTAAGTTATCACATTACCAGGGTATGTACTGGATTGAGGACATCGTTAGAGTACAGAAGACACCACAAGGTGTTGAAGAGACTATTAAGATGACTGCCGAACAGGATGGGTATTCTGTCGCCATTAGGATGGAGCAGGAGCCTGGTTCTTCAGGAGCCATAACTATTGACCACTATGCAAGAAATGTACTAGCTGGTTATGACTTCGCTGGTGTAGTATCTACTGGCTCAAAGGTTGAGCGTGCCAGGACTGCATCCGCCGCTGCTCAAGCAGGAAGAATACTTGTATCTAACAGGTGTAGAAACATACTAGCATTCTTTGATGAGGCTGATGTATTTCCATATGGTTTAAAAGATGATACAATTGATGGATTGTCAGGTGCATTCAATTATTTTAGAGGATCGAATCTTATGAGGGTCCCGACAGGTATAAAAAAGAGTGGTGGGTCTTATTGGACTAGATTAAGGAGGTAATAAATAAATGGCCAAACTAGTAAACTTTAAACAGTTAGGCTCGACTGGGCTAAGGCGCCATGGCCCATATATCTATGAAGAATTTTTGCCAGAGCTACGCTGGCCTAGAGCTGGTAAGATATATCAAGAAATGGCTGATAACGACCCTGTTATAGGAGCTATACTGTACCTAGCTGAGATGCTTATTAGGGGTGTTACCTGGGAAGTGGTTCCTGCTGGTGATACACCAGAGGATCGTGAGGCAGCAACGTTTCTTAAGAGCTGCATGGATGATATGGAGATGTCTTGGGCTAATGTAATATCAGAAATACTATCCATGTTCACTTATGGCTTCAGCTTCCATGAGATTATTTATAAGGTCAGGCGTGGACCTAATGAGCGCAATCCTAAATATCGTAGCCAGTATAGTGATGGGCGTATCGGCTGGCGCGCAATGCCTATTAGATCACAGACATCTATGGCCGAGTGGATTTTCAATAAGGACAACGAGTTAGTCGCTTTTGTGCAAGTTGCCGAACCAGACTATAAGCGTGTAATAATTCCTATGTCTAAAGGCTTGCTATTTCGTACGCGGGTCAGTAGAGACAACCCTGAAGGTAAGTCGCTATTACGTAATGCGTATAGACCTTGGTTCTTTAAGAAACATTTTGAAGAAATTGAAGGTATAGGAATCGAGCGTGACTTAGCCGGTTTTCCTGTGCTTACAGCACCAGAGAACTTAGACTTATGGAATGATGAAGACCCACAAATGGTCGCGCTTAGAACCAGAGCTGAGGATCTTGTTTCGTCCATCCGTAGAGATAGCGAAGAAGGTATACTCCTTCCTCATGGTTGGAAATTAGAACTACTTACGTCTGGATCCAGTAGACAGATAGATATTGGCAGTACTATTGATAGGTATGACAATAGGATTGCTATAACACTGCTCTCTGATATTATACTTCTTGGTAGTAAGAGCGGTTCTTTTGCTCTTGCTGATACAAAGCAGTCTATGCTGGCTGCATCATTGCAAGCACAAGTAAATAATATAGCTGATGTATTTAACTCTAAGGCGGTGCCACAGTTGTTTAAATTTAATACCTTTAATATTACAAAACTTCCAAAGATAATTCCTGGCCAAATACAAACGCCTTCGCTGAAGGAAGTTGCACTACTGATGCGTGCTATGGGCCTTAATATTGCTGGTGACTATAAATTGCAAAGTTATTTTAGACACTTACTTGGTATGCCAGAGTTATCAGAGGAGGATTTTAAGAAGATATACGAATGTCAAGCAACTGCAGCAGCAGAAGAAAGTAGAGACGTTAACCCAAATGACAGACCATTTGAACAAAATGATATGCGATACACCGGAGACGGTGAGATGTAAATGAATAAAGACAATTTATTAAAGGAGGTAAACTATAATGGGTACTACTATAAGTACAGAACAAAATACGCGCACATCTGTAAGTGTATATAGGGACGATGGTTCATCTTCATATGTTACATTTAACGAGAGCGTGTATAAGGAAGAATGCTTGCCGTTTGAGATAAGCTTCGAAATCTCTAAGGCAAACGACGAGGGGCTGGTTAGTGGATGGGCTAATGTGACGCTACAACCTGATGGTACTCCGCCACTTGATTGGCAGGGTGATATTATTAGGACAGAAGTGCTTGAGAAAGCTGCCATTGATTTTATGCTAGATTATAGAGGTAGCGGTGTGATGCATAAAGGTGGATGCAAAGGTGTCGTTGTAGAGTCTATAGTGTTTACTAAAGACAAGCAAGCTGCTATAGGCATACCAGAAGGCACGATACCTGAAGGGTGGTTTATAACTGTAAAAGTTTTAGACCCGGAAGTGTTCGAACTAGTTAAGAGTAAAGCACTTAAGATGTTCTCTATACAGGGTACTGCTAAACGAATTAAGCTTTAGTGATATACAATATAGCCAAACCGCGTATAATATAACTAGGAGGTGAGTTATGGATGCCATACTTACTTGAAGACCTGGTGATTACCCGTGTCGACTTAGTTGATGAAGGAGCCAACTCGGCAGCTTTCATAGAACTTTATAAAAGAAAGGAGCGAAGCGACAAGATGGAATTAAAAGACATTATCGCTAAGATGAACCCTGAGCACGCTGCTGTTGTTCAAGCAGAAATAGATAACTTGTCTAGTGAGGTCGCTAAGGCAAAGGAATCTACTGCTGCGTTGACAATTGAGCGAGATAGTGCAAAGGAAGCTTTGGAAAAAGCGATGGGAGACCTTAAAACAGCAAATGAAGAATTGGCAAAAGCTAAAGCAGAACTTGAGGCACTGAAGGCCAATAATGCAGCCTCTAACGAAGAGGACATTATCAAGGCTATGCCTGAAGAAGCTCGTGCATTGTACATTAAGATGAAAGCCCAAAAAGAAGCTGCTGAAGAAGCAATCCGTAAAGCTAAAGAGGCTGAGGCACAGGCTACAGCAATTGCTAAAGCAGCAGAACTGAAGGCTATTCCTATTGAGCAAGACAAGCTTGTAGGAATCCTTAAGGGAGCTTCTCCGGAATTGCTTGAAGTACTTACAGCTATCAATAGTGCTATTGAAAGTACTGTGTTAGGCGAAGTAGGTAAGAGATCTCCTGGACAAGCATCTTCAAGCAGTGAAGAAGCTTGGGCAAAAATTGAAGCTAAGGCGGCTGAGATTGCCAAAGCAAAAGGTATTTCGAAGGCTAAAGCCATTTCTCAGGCAGTAGAGGAAAATCCTGATCTGTACAAAGAGTATCTGCAAGGAGGTGCTAACTAATGAATAATGCGTATGAAATTCCAAACTTAAGGTTTAGTTTGCCGGCTGGTGGAAACATACCCCGTAGGCGCTTTGTTAGCGTAAATGCCTTAGGCGAAGGCATTCTTGCCACTGCGGGTGGTTCGGCCATTGGTGTATCTATGAATCAAGCTGCAGCAGGTAAAGTTCTTGAAGTTGCCGATGGCATAGTAATAGTAGAGACCAGTGCTGCAATAAACGCTGGCGATAGTATTTCTGTTGCTACAAATGGTCTGGCTGTTAAAGCTACCAACGGCACAGTAGTTGGTATTGCTCTTACAGGAGCAGGTGCAGGCGGTACAATTGCAGTAAAAATAATATAAGAAAGGAGTGTATATAGATGCCAAGAATGCAAGATGCCCACATTGATAGAGCGTTAACAAATATGTCAGTTGCATATATGCAGGACGCTAGCAACTATATCGCTGACAAAGTTTTTCCTATCATACCTGTTAAGCGTCAGGCTGATCTCTACTACATTTATAACGCTGGGGACTTCTTGAGAGATGAAGCCAAAGTTAGAGGAGCTATTTCAGAATCTGTTGGCGGTGATTACGATCTTGCTTCAGATACTTACTACTGCAAGAAATACGCTTTCCATAAGGATGTTTCTCCAGAGGAGCGCGTGAATTATGATGAACCACTTGATGCCGATAAGGACGCACAGATTTTCGTGACCCAAAAGATGCTTATCCGTAGGGAAGTGGAATGGGCCTCTAAGTTCTTTAAAACTAACGTATGGTCTAATGAGATCGCTGGTGCTGACAGTACAAGTGCAAGCGCAAGCTCCGGTACTGTAGTATATTGGAACCAGAACGGGTCTAATCCCATCCAGGATATAACGAATGAATCAGTCAAGATGGCAGCTCGTACAGGTTACAGACCTAATACTTTGGTTCTGTCTCCTTACGTATTTAATGCTTTAAAGAACCATTACGACGTTCTTGACAGAGTTAAATATACCGAAACTGGTGTTGTTACAACGTCCTTGCTTGCGTCGCTGTTCGAAGTTGAAAACGTGTATGTAGCTTGGGCAGTAGTTAATAACAGTGCTAAAGGTGCTAATGATGATGTTAATTTCATCATGGGCAAGAATGCGTTGCTTTGTTACAGTAACCCTAACCCTAGCCTGAGAACGCCTTCAGCCGGCTATATCTTTTCTTGGGTTGGTTTAGAGGGTGCTGGAGCTTACGGTAACCGTATCGTTAGAATTCCTATGGATCTGCTCGGTCTGGGTGTAGAACGCATC